CTTCTCGTTTTACCGGTCCATCGACGCCGCCAAGAAAGAGCAAAAATCCGCCGCCTAACCCCAACACCCCAAAACAAAAAGGACGCACCCGCATGACCCAAGCCCGCAACCCTCACGACAAGACGCAGGCCGTCACATCCCACATACCGGGATCGCTGTGCGGGTTTGCATTGCGCCGAGCTGAGTCCATGCGGATGACGCTTTCCGAATACGTCTCAAGCCTCATTGCCGCTGACAAAGATCAGGCATGGGCGCTTAAAGAGAGTCTGGACCAAGTTTTCCATAGCGATGAAAAAGAACGCGATGCGTGAAGCATCGGAAGGAGAAATGAGCATGAGCAGAACAGAACGATTTTTCGCCCTGATGGCCTTCGCGATGCTGGCTGTCGGCTTTGCCGGAGCCTTCAGCGGGCAGCCGGTTGTGCTGGAGCTTGGTGTGGACGGGGCGATCTTTTCCGCCCTGATTTCTGTGCTGGTCGGTGACCGGCAGGACATGCGGGGGATTGAGTGATGAACGAAATCGGAAACCAACTGGCGGCAACTGCCGCCATCATCGGGCTGCTGCTGATGCTGGCGGCATTGGTTGCTGGCTGGGCAGTCGGCAAGGCTTCAGACGCAGAGTTGCGCGAAATCGAGCGCGACCAGATGTGAGTATGCGGTCATGGGATGGATTCCTTGGTGGTTTTTTTACCCGCTCCTGCTTGTGATGTTCGCCGGAGTGGTGACGTGGTTGGTTGTTGAGTACGCAGAAAATAGGCCAGGAGAAAGACAAGCCGGGAGTGTCAACGGACAGCAACCCCGGCAACCGCAGCGCGATCCAGCCAACCCCGGAATAACCGGCAAGGATGCGGGGGACGTGTGAAGCGGTGGAGTGGCTGGCCTTACCAGCCCAACGATCAGCGCCTTGGGCACAGAGGGTCAACGCGAGCGAAAGCAGCGCACCAGCAGCCCCGCCGCCATCCGGACAGGGTGCTGATCGTTGCGACGGGTCGGGAGTACCTAGCCGACTGCAACGGTGGCATCACGAGTGGTAACCAGCCCCACGCCGGAGACGTAACCGGCACAAATGAAAAAGCCCCGATGGATCAGATCAGGGCTTCGGTGCATCAACAACGAGAAGCAGGATTATAGCATGAACGACGACATTGAAAGCGTAGGGCCGGAAGACCTGAATCAGGTGGTGCTGTCTCTGGCCGACCAGATGGATGGCATGAACCGCAACCAGCGCGGGCTGATCGCGCAACTGATCGTCATTGCTCAGGATGCGGTCGACAAGCTGGCAGTTATCACGGTCAAGGCCCAAGAGGCTGAAGTGGGCGAACTGGTCCGGATTGCGTCGGGACGAGCTTTGGCTATGCGGAAATATGGCGGCGTTCTGCGCGGGCCGGATGATGCGGCCTTGATCGAGGATCTGTGTGATCAGATCCTGGCGCTTGTGAAGGACCGCAAGCCGCTGCCGAAACCGGTTGTTGTTGGGGATGTTATGACGGTCGAGCAGGCCATGGAGTTGACCGGGTCGCGGACGTATTGGCAGTTGGTTCGCGCAGCCGGATACAAGACGCCGAGCATTGTTCCGAACTGGAAGGCCGCTGGCCGGGTTCCCGATCGCGTTGCGAAGATGATCCGGGATGCAAATCCGGATGCGGTTGTTGCGCAGATGGTTGGGGAGGTGGCAGCATGATCGGCTACTGGAACGACGACGAAGACGCCGCATTGCAGGGTTTGAGCCTGGAAGCACAGGTGATCTACCTGCGCGGCATCCGTCGCTTTTCAGACAAGAACGGCGTTGCGGGCATTGAGCGCCGTATTAACCGGGCCTCACTGTCTGAGGTCTGCCACTTCCTGCCGGAGCGCCGAAGTCCTCGCGGCGAGGTTCGTTTGTCGTGGGATCAGGTGCGCCGCCGTCTGGATGAACTGGAGCGGTCAGGACTGATTATCCGCCGAGACAGCCTTGTTTTTGAGCTTCCTTTGGCTATTCAGCCTGAATCCGCTCAAATGAAGACGACACGTAGACGACACGCAGACGACACCCCCTTGATGACACGCACAGAAGACTTGCAGGACAATGGTTTTAATGGTGTAGACGACACGAAGACGACACGCACCGACAAAGCTGTAGATGACACCACATCACCAGTCACCAAACACCATATAAACCACCCTACCACCACGCGCGCGGAAAATCCGCATCTGTACCAGCCTGACAGCTTCCCGATGTTCATCGGTTGGAAGCCGTCGCCCGAACACCTGGCCGCTATGCCGTCATTCGGGACAAACCCCGCACTGATGACCGGCGAAGCCATGGCCGATTTCTACAGCTACTGGATGGGAGAGGGCTGCACCGCAAAACAGGGCCAGTGGGAACACCGGCTGAACAACCATCTGAAAACCCACAAGCCCAAAACAATCACCCCCGGAGCCGCAAATGAAAACCGCAGCCCAGCACCTCGAAAACTCACCCCCGTTCAACGGGTCCGGATCGCCAACGGGATGCACCCAGACACCGGCGAATTCCTCGACGACTGGCAGCCCGGAAGCGTTGTCCATGTCAACTGACAAGATCCTTGCCCGCGTCTGGGAGCGCATGTCTGAAATCTTCGGCCACCGCTGGACCGGCACAACCGGCAGCAAGCCAACGCTGATGTGGACCAAGGCGCTGGCAGACCTGACGCCGGAGGAAATCGCGCACGGCATCGACCACTGCATCAAGTCGCCTATGGAGTGGCCGCCCACCCCCGGAATATTCCGCAGCTTTTGCCGACCTGCAATCAACTACGAGGCCGCCTTCCTGGTCGCCGCCGAGCAGCTTTCCCGGCGTCGGAGCGAATTACCGCAGGCATGGGTACTGCCTGACTCCGGAATCGCCGGGAAATGCCTGTTCTGGGCCGCCAGCGGAATGGCGAGCGACATGCTGACAACGCCCTACAGGTCGATGCAGGCGCGATGGAAGGGGGCGCTGGATCATGCGATTGCGAACGAGGCGAATCTGGGCGACATCCCGGCGATGGGTCCGAGGATCGGGCGGATGACTGGCGGGGCGACGGAGGCGGGGAATCAGGCGCTGGCGGATTTGCGGAAGCGGCTGGGGATTGGGAGGGCGGCGGCGTGAATACTGATTTGATGTTTTCCAGCAAGACCGATTTATGGTCAACGCCACAGGATTTGTTTGACCGGTTGAATGATGTTTTCCGGTTCGATTTGGATGTTTGCGCGACACCCGAAAACGCGAAATGCTCCCGGTTTTTCACCGAAGAAACCAATGGGCTTGCTCAGGATTGGCAGGGTTCAGTTTGGATGAATCCGCCGTATGGTCGCGGCATTGATGCGTGGGTGCGCAAGGCGTATCTGGCTGCACAGGCGGGTGCCACGGTCGTTTGTCTGCTGCCAGCCCGTACTGATACGAAGTGGTGGCACGACTACTGCCAGAAAGGGGAAGTCACGTTTATTCGTGGACGTCTCAAGTTTGGCGGCCATAGCAACAATGCGCCGTTTCCGTCTGCGGTTGTCGTTTTCAGGAAGACGGTTGCGGGTATCTGCGGTATTGCAGCATGACCCCCACCCACACCGCCCTGATCAACCACCTGATGCTCAAGCGCCGCTGCTGCTGGGCACCGAGCAATCGCTATTGCTTCACCGGTAGGCGGCTGTGGTTGGACTATCAGGCGTCCTGCGTCGCCGAGGACGGCAAAGCGGCGATGAACATCATCCGGCATCAGTCGCCGGAATGGGCAGAAGAAATCAAGCGGCGGGCGTTATTGGCGATTGAGAAGAGGGCAGCATGAAAGACTGGGCACAACGCGAGGCCGATAAACTCGGCACAACACCGGCAGACGCACTGGAGCGATTGATTCAGCGCACGGGCGGCAAACTGGTGTCGATGGAGATTGAAACGGGCATTGCGTATCAGTTCATGAGCATTCTGTGTCGGCGCTACGGAGTGAGCAGGCCGGATGTCAGGGCGTTTGAGTATGACGGCGTTACGGCCACGATGACGGATCACTGTATCCGTTACGGACTGCAACTGGGAAACGTGCAGGTTACCAAGCAGCGTCGGAAATTGACTGGTCCTCAGGCGCTGGATTTTTACCTGAGCGGGCAGTGCAAAAAGCGCGGGGCGCGGAAATGATCACATCGCGCATCGAAGAACTGACGGCAGAAAACCGGCGATTGGCCGGGCAGGTTGAGCAGCAGCAACAAGTCATCCACCGGCAAAACACTCGCATCCGGATGCTGGAGGATGAGAGCCGCAACTTGCAGCAGATCGCCGCCATGTTTGAGGCCGGAGCAGCATTTCCGGAGCGCGGGGAACCGTGTACGGATGTTTGCGGGGGTAATCTTTCATGACAACCGACAACCACACCAAAGAACACGCCGAAATCGAGCGGAAAGGCACCAAAACGTCGAGATCGGCGGAAAGTATGGCAAAGGTACGTCAGAGTAAGTACAGGGCCATTAAAACGGAAATTGACGGTATTGTGTTTGACAGCAAGCGAGAGGCGGCGCGCTATGTGGAATTGCGCTATGCCATGCGGGCTGGACGGATCACCGGGCTGAAGTATCAGGTCCGGTTTCAGTTGCTGCCGGGCTGCCTGATTGAGGGCGACAAACGGAAGACCCCGGCGCTTTGCTACGTCGCGGATTTTGTCTATCGAGACGCGGCGGGCGATCAGGTTGTCGAGGACGTCAAAGGGGTGCGGCTGCCGATGTACAAGCTAAAGCGTCGGCTGATGTGGCAATTACTCGGGTTACGGATTACGGAGGTTTGAGATGAACGACAAAATCATCCACATAAACGGCCACGACATCGGCCTGAAACGGGTGCAGTGCGTCAGTCCGGTAAACACGGCAGGCACGTATCGCATAACACTGGTGTCCGGCTGGGAATTGCCGATTGATCACGCCGCGTATCCGCGTGAAGAGTTTGTGCGGGAGTGGCGGGAGTATTGCGGCTGTGACTGACAAAACTGAAACCCAGCTTGACCTGCTGCCGGAGCGTCCGGACGGCTATTGCGAAAACATGGCGGACTGCAAGAAGGCGATTTGCGGCTGTCGCTGGTTGCAGACGGGCAGTCCCTGGGCGGATGAACAACAGAGCGAGGCGTAAATCATGGCAGGACTCGGGCAACTGGCGAAATTGACGACACGCGGCATGAATCTGGCCCCGGCATCCGGAGGCAAAACGGACGGGCTGAAATGGGATGACATTGCCGCATCACTCCGGGGGCTGGAAGATCCGGCGTACTGGTATGCGAGGGCGGTGTTTTGCCAGGATAATGCCTTCACAGCGAGGCTGATGGATCATCTGACGTTACAGGCGCATCGCATCATCCGACAGCGTGGCGTCAAGCCGAAATCGCACAGCATCCCGCGCATGGCGCGAGGTATCGCGATGATTGCCTTGTTTGCGGAGTGCTGGCATCGGCGCTGCACGCATGTTTACTGTCATGAGGGCAGGGTGAAGGGCGGGAAACTATGTCCGGTTTGTGCAGGTACGCGGATGGTTGACATGGGGACCGGCGAAAAGCTGAGCATCGGGCAACTGGACATGGAGCGCAGCAGCTACGAGCGGACATGGTTGCCGGTTGAGCGGATCTTGCAGGGTTATTTTGGTCAGTGGCGGGCGGAGATTCTGGACGCGATGGAGGCCAATCTGGGCAGTTCTGAAGCCGCTTGAAGTCTATGCACAAAACTGGTACTGTTTTTCCCATGATGTGAAGCAGCACCCAAGAGAAACCCGGCCTACGCAGTCGGGTTTTTTATTGCGCGATCCAGCAGGTTACGCCACTGCTCAAGCGGCATGTCGCGATGTATGCGGCTTTTTGCTGGCCGGAAATTGCGGAGTTATTCAGATGATCAACTCCCGCGACCTGAAGTCATTGCATACTAAAGTCGCCGCGATGGCTGAGGCGTTTTTGTCTGAATGCAAGAAGGCGGGATATGACGTCATCATCACCAGCACTTATCGCGACAACGAGTCCCAAAATAACCTATACGCCCAAGGCCGGACCTCTCCTGGTCACATCGTCACCAATGCCAAGGGAGGGCAGTCATTCCATAATTACCGGGTTGCCTTTGATATCGTGCCAGTTATCGGCGGCAAACCGCTTTGGTCAACCATCGGGGATGATCGCATCATCTGGCAAAAAATCGGTGCTATAGGCGTCAAGTGCGGACTGGAATGGGCGGGTAATTGGCATTCTTTCGTTGAGTTTCCGCACTTTCAATTTACGGGCGGCCTGACGCTGGCCGACTTTCAGGCCGGGAGATCATTGCCATGAAATACATTAAAGACCGCCTGTCCGAGCCGTCAACATGGAAGGCCATTATTCTCGGCGGCCTGCAAATTGCCGGAACGCTACAGCCGCAGTATCTGCCCGTCATTCAGGTTGTGCAGGGGCTGGTTCTGACTCACATGGTCGTTACACCAGATCCGCAGAAATGAGCCGTGAGCGCATGGACTTTCGGCCTCCCGGTGAAATAGACATTATGGTCATCTGGGCTTGGATTAAAACCCTGTCGGCACCGATGCTCGGGTATCTGACAGCAGTCATCCGCTCCCGGTATCAGTCGGGCCGCAAAAGCTGGAAGGTGGTGCATCTGGGAGCGGCGCTTATTGCGCTGGCGACAGTAGCCGCCAAACCGGTAATTGCCGCGTTTGGACTCAGTACTGACATGGCCTATGCCGTCGCTGTGTATCTTGGCTTTGTCGGCGTCGAGACGTTGAGCAACTGGCTGCACACAGTCGGCGACCGGTACACTGGGACCAAGTAATTTATGCCGTCTTGGTGGGCGTAAAACATCATTGCAGATGGGAGACGACCAATGCCAGGCGGAAGACCAACAGAATATAAACCCGAGTTTTGCGACGCTGTTATTGAGTGGGGAAAAGACGGCAAGAGCAAAACATGGATGGCTGCACAACTAGGCGTCTCCAGAGATTCGCTATACGAGTGGGAGCGCGTCTACCCTCAGTTTTCCGACGCTCTATCACTCGCGATGGCCCATTCACAAGCGTGGTGGGAGGATGCAGGGCAGACCGGCATGATGATGTCCGGGTTTAGCGCCTCTGCATGGGGTAAGGCTGTCTCCTGTCGATTCCCTGCCGACTACACCGAAAAAACGAAACAAGAGCTAACCGGCCCGAACGGACAGCCCATCGCAACATCACTGACTATCGAGTTTGTCACGGCAAAAACTGATGACAATAGCGCAGCTTCCTGAGTGGTCTTCCGAGCTATTCAAGCCGCACCGATACAAAACCATGCATGGCGGTCGAGGATCAGCAAAATCGTGGACTGTTGCCCGCGTCCTGCTGATCTTGGCGGCATCAAAATGCCTACGCATCGGATGCTTTCGGGAAGTCCAGGAATCAATCAAGGAATCCGTTCACCGGCTGCTGTCGGATCAGATCCAGCAACTTGGACTCGGCGCTAACTACGAGGTCACGCAGACAGAAATACGGAGCAAAACCGGGAGTCTGTTTGTGTTCGCTGGCTTGGCCCAACACACCGTTGAATCCATCAAGTCCTTCGAGGGCTTGGACATTGCATGGATTGAGGAGGCACAGTCGGTATCAAAGCGGTCGTGGGACGTCCTGACGCCAACAATCCGCAAACCCGGCTCCGAGATCTGGTCGACATTCAATCCGCATCTGGAAACCGATGAAACGTGGATCAGGCTTGTCCAGATGCCGCCGGTCGATTCATGGGTACGCGCTATCAACTGGCGCGATAACCCGTGGTTTCCGGCAGTCCTGAACGATGAGCGACTAGGCACCCTGCACCGAGATCCGGACAACTACCAGAACATATGGGAAGGCCAGCCGCTGCGGGTTGCAGAAGGCGCGATTTACGCTGCCGAAGTCGACCGCATGTATTTAGAAGGCCGCGTCCGTAATGTTCCTGCTGACCCCGTTCTTATTGTTGACACTGTTTGGGATCTGGGCTGGAACGACAGCATGACAATCGGCCTGTTTCAGCGATCAGCTTCCGAATTGCGCTGTATCGGCTATATCGAAAGCAGTCACAAGACCCTCGACTGGTACGTGCGCGAACTGGAAAAGCTGCCGCATCGCTACGGAAAGGATTTCATTCCGCATGACGGCGCGGCTCGGGATTTCAAAACCGGCAAATCAACTGAAGAAATCCTGCGCGGCATGGGCCGGACGGTTGAGGTATTGCCGATCACGCCGATTGAAGAGGGCATCCGGGCGGCACGAACGGTATTCCCGAGAGCGTTTATCGACGAAAAGTGTGTGCGCCTGCTTGAATGCCTGAAACGCTATCGCCGAATTGTCAATCGCAAAACAGGCGAACCCATGGCCCCGCTACATGACGAATATTCACACGGCGCTGATATGTGGCGCTATGCCGCGCAGGCTGTTGACCGCATGGGCGTCCGTGTCCGTCGCCAACACGTAATCGAAGCCGAATCAAATGTCTCCTGGATGGCAATGTAATGACTGGCAAGACTGACGACAAACTGCATCAGCGCGCAAAAAAGCGCATAGACGACGCAGTAGAGCGGCTGTCGCCTCAGCGTATGCGTATGCAGGATGATCTGGAGTTTTCAAACCCGGCAGACCCGCAGCAGTGGGACAGGCTGGCAAAAGCCGCCCGCCAGAATCGCCCGTGCTTGGTGTTTGACCAAACCAACCAGTACATCGCGCAAGTGGTCAACGATGCTCGGCAAAACAAGCCCGGCATTAAGCCGCTACCTGTCGACAACAAGGCCGATTACAAGGTGGCCGAGGCGCTGGAAGGCATCATCCGGCACATTGAATACGTCAGCCGCGCAGGCATCGCCTACGACACTGCCGCCGAATATGCGGCCCGTATCGGCTTGGGCGGATTCCGGCTGATCAACAAGATCGTGCGCCCTGAAACAAACGAGCAGGATATTGTCATTCAGCGCATCGCCGACCCGCTGGCGATGATTCTTGACCCAGACAGCACAGAACCGGACGGTTCTGACTTGCGATGGGCGGCGCTCGAATATGACATGCCCAAGGACGATTTTGAGGCCGCATATCCCGGCAAGTTGCCGGAGTCGTTCGACACCAACTATGGGTCATCGTCGCCATGGTTTACCGACAAAACTGTCCGGCTTTGCGACTATTACGAGATCCAGGAAACCAAGAAGCCGCGCGTTGTCGTCACGCTTCCAGATGGCGAGCAGCATCTGGATCAGGAAGAATACGACGCAATCACCGAGTCCACCGGCATTGCCGCGCCCATCACGCGCAAATACGACCAGGTAGTGCGCAAGGTCATTGCGCTGAAAATGTCCGGCTGTGACATTCTTGAACAGTCCGAGTTTCCCTGTCAGTACATCCCGGTGTTTCCGGTCGTCGGCTACGAGTTGTTTATCAAAGGCCAGCGTTATCTGTGCGGCATGGTTCGCCGGATGCGTGACGCTCAGCAGGCGTACAACTACGAGCGCACAGCATACATTGAGGCGGTAGCATTGCAGCCATCAGCGCCTTACATGGCCGCCGCTGAAGCTATTGCCGGTTACGAGGCCATCTGGCGAGATGCCAACGTATCCCGTAAAGCATACCTGCCATACAACCACGTCGACGATGCAGGCAATGCACTGCCAATGCCGCAGCGTCAAGAGCCGCCCGTGCTGCCGTCCGCGTTTGTGCAGGGTGGTCAGATGGCGCTCGGTGACATTCAGGCATCTATCGGCATGTACCGGGCCAACCTCGGAGCGCCAAGCAACGAGACGTCCGGCAAGGCAATCACCGCCCGCCAGCGCGAAGGCGACACGGCAAACTTCCACTATCAGGACAATCTGAATCGCAGCATTGAGCAGCTTGGGCGCGCCATCGTTGACATGATTCCGCGCATCTACGACAGCAAGCGCATCGCCCGCATCCTCGGGCTGAATGGCGATCACAAGTTCGTTGTCGTCGACCCTGACCAGCAGGAAGCCTACGTCAAGACCGAGGACGGCACGATCAGCATCAACCCCGGCATCGGATGCTATGACGTCCGTATCGTCTCCGGCCCGAGCTACACGACATTGCGCCAGGAGGCATCCGAAGGGCTGTCCATGATCCTGCAAGCCAATCCACAGTTGACGCCGGTCATCGGCCCGATGTGGGCGCGGATGCAAGACTGGCCAGAAGCTGACAAGGTTGCTCGGGCGCTGACCGTCATGGCGCCGCCGCAAGTGCAGTCAATTCTGGAAGGCGGCGAAGACGAACAGGTCAACCAGCAACTACAGGCACTGGCCGCCGAATCGAAGCAGCACATCGACGCACTGATGCAGCAATTGCAGGCCGCCAGCGACGAAATCAAGCAGGCGAAAGACGAGGCCGAAGACGCGAAAGAGTCACAGCAGGTCGAGTGGTACAAGGCAGAAACCGAGCGCATGAAGGCGCTGCAACCTGCCGCCGCTATCGTTGACCCGCAAATGGTCGCCGCAATTGTCCAGCAGACGATGCAGCAAATGCTGATGACGCAACCCGAACCGCCCGAGCCTGAGCAGTTTGCACCTGAGCCAATCGAGGCTGAGCAGTACGAGCAACACATCCCGCAGCAATTTTCGCCGGTTATGCCCGGCAACATAACCGAGTGAGGTGAATCATGGGTATTGGATATATCGGCGCAGGCACCAACGATGCCAAGTTCGCCGCAGAAACAGGCATCACCGCAACCGCATCCGGCACCGCTGCCAATGCCTACCGGCTGACGAATGTCGTCTCTCGCATCACCACCTGCGCAACCGCTGGCGACTCCGTCATGCTGCCGCCCGCCAAGGCCGGCCTTGTGCGCTGGGTGACTAATATTGGCGCTGCTGCGCTGGATATTTACCCGTACACGGGCGACACCATTAACTCGCTGGCCGCCAACACCGCCATCCGTGTTGCGCCAAATGCCCGCGTGACGTTTTCGACCGCATCCGACGGATCGTGGCATGTTGCTGGCGCTACATTGCCCGACGCCAAGTACACCAAAAACACCACCGTAGGCGCGACTGTTGCCGCTGCTGGCGACCTGTCCGGTGCAAAGTTTGTCTGTGCCGAGTTTTCCGCCGTCGGTGCTGCCAACCTGACAACCCGCACCGCTACCCAGATGTTCGCCGATCAGGGCAATGTGCAGCCTGGCGACAGCTACATGCTGCTGATTACCAACACGTCCGGCGGAACGACCACGCTTGTCGCTGGCTCCGGTGTGACACTGACCGGAACAATGACGATGGCGACCAATACCACGCGCCTGTTTAACGTCACTTACACCAGCGCCACGGCGCTCGTCATTCAGTCCGTAGGCGTAGGCACCATTTCGTAATATGATGCTTGTTATACCGACTTGTGGCGGTTTCCACATGTGCCTTAGAGGCTTTTGTTATGAGTGATTTGCCAGTCACTACTCCCGAAGTGACAGAAATACCGTCGGGTGCAAGCGTCGAAAACCCGGAAGTCACGCAACCGGAAAGCAGGGAAGGAACGCCATCTAAAACGCCCGAACAGATCCTCAAGGAGGAGTTTGAGCGCAAAGAGAGGGCGATGCAAAAGCGAATCGACCGACTGACACGCGAGAAGTACCAGAGTCGCGCACAGTCGCAAGAACCCGCCCAGCACGAACAGGCTCACGAGGAGCCGCGATACACCGAGCAGGATGTAAGGCGAGAGGCTGAACGGCAGGTGCGTGTGCGGGAAGTGACCGAACGCGCAAATGCCATTGCCGATGAAGGGCTGAAGTCGTTCAAGGACTTCGGCGAAAAGATGGCCGTTGTGCTGTCCGAGTTGCCGCTGTTCCAGAACGACGGATTGCCAACCCCGGCCATGGAAGCCATCGCCGACACTGACAAGCCAGCCGCCGTGCTGCATTACCTGGGCGAAAACCCGGACATTGCCGCAGAGATCGCTGATTTGTCGCCTGCCCGGCAAGCATTACGGATTGCCCGCATTGAGACACAACTTGCGAGCAAACCAGCACCCACGGCCAGCGTCTCAAAGGCACCCGCACCGATTACACCGGGCAAGCCAACGAGTACCGCCACCCGCGACCCCGGCCAGATGTCGGACGATGAGTGGCAGCGCTGGAAAGACGAACAGAAGCGACTTGCACGACAGCGATAGTCGCAAAATGAGGCATTAGTCATGACTAACACGATTCTGACGCACCAGATGATTGCCCGCGAGGCTGCCGACGTTTTTATGGAGGCATCCACGTTCCTGAAAAACATCAACCGGGGTCGCGAAAGTGAGTTCGGCGTTGATCGCGGCGGCTACAAGATCGGCTCGTCCGTCACTGTCAAGATCCCGCCTACCGGCACCGTGTACACCGGCTCTTCGTTCGCAGGCGGAGGCTCCGCTCCGGCGTTTTCTGAATCCAGTGTCACGCTGACCCTGAGCAATCAGAAGCATGTCCCGCTGACGTTCACCGCTCAAGAGAAGGTGTTGAACATCACCGACTTCCGGGATCGTATCCTGAAGCCGCAGATTTCGACCTTGGCCGCTGCCGTTGAGGCTGACCTGATCGCCACCGCCACCAAGCTGACCCCCAACCTGGTTGGCACTCCCGGCTCCACGCCGAGCACCATCAAAGCCTTCCAGCAAGCCCGCCAGCGTTTGCAACTCAACCTGTGCCCGGCCGATCCTCGCACCGTGCTGATGTCGTCCGAGGCCAACGTCGAGCTTGTTGATACCTCTCGCGGGATCTTCAACCCGGTCAAGGAAATCAGCAACCAGTACATGTCTGGCGTGATTGGTTCTGCCATTGGTGCTGACTGGTACGAGTGCGTCAATCTGGCCAGCATCACCAACGGCGACCAAGTGACGTCCGTCACCGTCAAGGGCGCGAGTCAGACCGGCAGCACTTTGCTGGTCAACGCTACCACCGGCAAGGTGTTCAAAGCCGGTCAGGTGTTCACTATCGACAGCGTGTACGCCGTGCATCCGCTGACCGGTGCCGTGTATACGACTCAGCGTCAGTTCGTCATCACCGCAGACGCCACCGCCGCCTCTTCTGAAGCGTCGCTGTCGATCTACCCGCCGATCACGACCGCCGCACCGAACCAAACCGTTAACGCCTCTCCGTCCAACACGGCCGCGATCACGTTTGTCGGTGCAGCATCGACCGCATACACCCAGTCGCTGATGTACCACCGTGACGCCTTCACCGCTGCATTCGCTCCGCTGCCGATTCTGGCATCGTGCGAAGGCTACACTTACAGCGCCAACGGGTTCAGCATCCGCGTGATGACCTTCGGTAACGGTCAGACCGACACGGAAAGCACCCGTATCGACGTTCTGTACGGGCTTGCGGCGGTTCGCGGTATACACGCCTGCCGTATCATCCAGTAACGCAACCACCGGGCAAGGATGCCCTTCCTCAGGAGGTTGACGCATGACCACGGCCACCGATTTCATACGCGGCGCACTGTCGCAACTCGGCGTTTTGGCGCTCGGCGAACAGCCGGATGGCGATGTCGCGGTTGACTGCCTGCAAATCCTCAACAACTTGGTCGACAGCTGGAATACGGATAATCTGTATATCCTGACTCGCCAGGATCACACGCTCGCCGTTTCACCCGGCACCGCTTCGGTCACTATCGGCCCGTCGATGCAGATCAATGTGTCCAGACCGGTCGCGCTTGAGCCTCGCGCTTTCTTCCGTTTCACCAATCTTGATTTCGACATGGAGCAGATCGACCTGCCCACGTTTAACGAAATCACGATCAAGTCACTGTCAACGACCTATCCATCGTATTACTACTACGACGCCAATTTCCCGACCGGCACGATTTACTTCTGGCCGGTCCCGATTCAGTCTTGTGTCCTGCATCTGCCGCTCATGCAGCAATTGAGCGAGTTTGCAGACCTGACGACTGACTACAACTTTCCGCCCGGTTATCGCCGGTTTATCACGCTTGCCCTTGCCGTCGAGCTTGCGCCGAACTATCGGCCCGTCACGCCGGACCTGATGCGCAACTACGCCACCGCCAAGCGCAATGTCCGCAAACTGAACGAGCGGGTTCCGAACCTTGAGACGCCGCCATGGGTACAACGCGGCAGCGACAAACGCGGCAACGGCTTGGCTAACTTCCTGGCGGGCTACTGATGCGCATTCCCTTCAACGGCCCGGCCTACAAGACTGAATCCGTCAATCAGTCGGCGCAACGCTGCGTTAACCTGTATCTGGAAGCCACCGAGCAGGGCGGCAAGACGCAGTCGACACTATACCGGACACCGGGCAAGGTGCTGCGCAAGTCGCTTGGCAATGCTGATCCTGTGCGCCAGATGCTGGCCTTTGGCGATTACCTTTACATCGTCTGCGGCTTTGTCGCCTACCGGCTGACAACCGGCTATGTCAGCACATCGCTCGGCAGCATCGGAACCCGTTCCGGCTATGTGTCCATGGCCTGCAACGGATCGCAGGTGATGATTGTCGACGGCGTGTCCGGCTGGATCATCGACATTGCCACGGCAACGCTGACGCAGATCACGGACCCGGATTTCCCGAACGGCGTCACATGGGTGCGGTATTTCGATGGCTATTTCATCGTCGGCGGCAACGACACCAAGCAATTTTTCTACTCGGCGCTGAATGACGGCACGTCATGGGATGCGCTGGATTTCCAGTCTGCCGAGGCCGACCCGGGTAACATCATCGCTGGCGAAGTCGACCACCGGGAGTTGATGATTTTCGGCGATAACGGCGTCGAGACGTTCATCGACTCCGGCAACGCCGACGCACCGTTTCAGCGAGCCGGTAATGCCTACGTCGAAACCGGCTGCGCTGCCGTCGCGTCCGTTGCCAAGCTGGATAACTCGGTGTTTTTCCTTGGCCGTGACCGGCGCGGCGATGGCATCGTCTACCGGATGAACGGCTACACCCCGGCGCGCGTCTCTGATTTCGGTATCGAAAACGCGATCCGGCAATACAGCGTTATCAGTGACGCCATCGGGTTCGGCTACCATCAAAACGGCCATGCTTTCTACGTTCTGACTTTCCCGTCCGCCAACGCGACTTGGTGTTATGACGCATCAACAAACGCATGGCACGAACGCGCCTACATGGACCAGATGACCGGCGACTATAACCGCGACCTGGCCAACTGCTATGCGTTTTTCGGGCGCGATCATCTGGTCGGCGACCATCGCAGCGGGCGCGTCTATGCGTTTGATCTGGACGTGTTTACGGACGGCGGCGACGTTATCAAATGGCTGCGGGCGACGTATGCGCAGGACAGTGAAAACAACCGGGTATTCTATCAGTCGTTTGAACTGGACATCGAGGCCGGTGTCGGCACGACCACGAACTATGTGACGGGCGGCGCGGATGGCCCAGCTGTCCCGGTCGATGCCTATCAGTCGACCTACACCGACACGACTTTGACGCCGGACGCCACGCTGACCAGCGGCCCGGCCATTAAGCTTGCCGCGACTGCCTCCTATGGCACGATTGCGCCGACTGGCTCCGGCACGGTGTCTGCCAGCGTTGTCATGCCTGCTTATGCGGGCGGCGATACGGTGACCTCGTGGCTGTTTGCCATCGTCAATTCCGGCGCGACGTTTGAGGACATTGAACAAGTAGTGAATGGCAATCCGCCAACCGGAATGCTTGTCATGGCGTTTTGCAATGGCATCATGTCCGGCCCGTCTTTTGTCTGCGGCTCATACGACGGTGGATTCACGCTAGGGACTAATCGCTCTTGCTCGTCCGGCGATACCATCATGCTCGATTACGATTACCCGACTAGGCAACTACAGGCGCAAGTGGCAGGGCCGACTTCGCTTGCCACAATGCCAGCAATCCCAAGCGGCGAGTATTTCAAGATCGTGATGGGCGTCACGTCCACATCCGGAACAACGGTCTTTACGACCGGCCCGCTCAATTTCAACATGAGCGAGACGACAGGCGGGCGTGACGGCTGGCAGACATCAGCAGTCTATGGCAGCGTTGTTATTGACCCGAAAGTGATGCTCCGCTGGTCAGACAATGGCGGCCACACATGGAGCAATACCAAGTATCTGAAGATCGGCAAAATCGGTCAGTACGGACGTCGGGCGAAGCGCGAGCAGTTGGGCGCAGGCCGTAACCGGGTCTGGGAGATCAGCGGCACCGATCCGGTCAAGATTGCAATCATGGGCGGAATCTTGCGCGCAACGGCGGCTAACAAATGAAAGATCCCCTATCGTTGCTGCCGTATAACGTCCCGGTCACCGACGGTTCATTCAAGATTTCCCCTGCTTTTTTCCGGGTGCTGACGTCTGTCTTGCGAGCCATTGGCGGCTATGCAGTGCCGGACGCCATCCAGCCGCAAACGCTGGCCGGTTCGCCCTGGGGATTCACCGCCATTGTTCCGGGCCAGTTGCTCATCAATGGCGGCACCGTTTCATCCGTCATCCTGACCCGCAGCGGCACGACTATCACGGCACCATCCTCCGGCCTCTACCTGACGCCTGGCGACTCGGTGGCCGTGACCTATACCGTCGCGCCGACCGTCAATTTTGTGCCGCGCTAATGGAATGCCGCCAAGGATTCGACGAGGCGGCGGCGCTGAAAATGCTGGAAGTGCAAGGCACTCTGGCTGAAAACCACGTTGAGCGATGCAGGAATGGCCTGTTTTGGGCGCTATACCACGATGGCAAGCCCGCGGGCGGAATCCTGATAGAGCGCGGATTGCTTCATGTCTCAAGCGCATATCCTTGCGGCTTTATAGTCCGAAAAGTTATTATGAATTACCTGCAAAACCACGAGGAACTGATCGCCCCGATACTGCCCGACAACTCCCGCGCCAGGAAACTTGCCGAGGGGATGGGGTTCAGGGTGGCCGGTTCCATTGATGGCTTTCTGATTTACCGGAGGCACCGATGAGCACGTCATTTTTGGGGCTGGACAAGATTCTTGGATCGAGCGCCAGCCCGACCAAGCTACTCGGCGACCTGACCGGCGCAAATCAGGCGGCGAAAGGCGCGCAGGCGGCGGCGGATGCTCAGGTCAAGGCGTCAGAAGACGCCAACGCCCTGCAAAAGTACATGTACGACACCAACCGGGCAGACCTTGCGGACTACCGGACGGCGGGCAATGCGTCGATCAACAAGCTAATGGGGCTTGCCGGCTTGAACGGCAACGGCTTCAACATGCAGGACTTCCAATCCTCGCCACAGTACCAATTCGGACTCAATCAGGGCTTGAAGGGCATCCAGCGTCAATTAGCGGCCTCTGGTCTGTCTGGCTCCGGTGCTGGCTTGAAAGCGGCCAACAACTACGCACAGAACTACGCTGGACAGCAGTTCGGCGACTACTACAACAGGCTTGCAGGGCTTGCAGGCATCGGCCAGCAGGCGACCAATCAGACGGGCGCGTATGGCAGCAACTACGCAAACCAAGCCGGACAAAACATGCTGGAAGCGGGCAATGCGCGAGGCTCGGCATACATCACCAAGGGCAACGTGCCGTCGCTCAATTTTAATAACCTGCTTCAGATCGGAAAGACTGCGGGCAGTCTGTACGGGGGTTTTTAAGCCATGCCTCTTGATATGTCGATCTACTCCCGAGTCGCGCAGCCTGACTTGACAAATGCTTTGCAGAGCATTGCGCAGATCCCGCAGCAGCGCGCACAGAACCGGCTGCTACAGATGCAGATGCAGGCGGCCCAGCAATTGCAACTGGCCACCGAAAAGCAGGCATCCCGGCAAGAAGGCATCAATTCCAGTTGGGTGATTGATGACAAAGGCTCGCCGGATTTCGACGCCACCATGCGCAATCTGGCCAACAAAGGCTACGGCGATCAGATCCCGGCTGTGCAGAAACTCAAGAATGATTACCTGACGCAGCAACAGCAGGCCGGGAAGATCGGCATCGAAACCGAGAGGGCCGCGCTCGAAAACCATATGTCCCGGATCAAGGCCATCGGGCAACTGGCGGGAAGCGCAACCGATCAGGCGTCCTATAACAACGCACTGACGCAAGCCAAGGCGCTCGGGATTGACACTGCCGGGATGCCGCAGCAATACGATCCGGCGATCATCGAACAACTGCGGAATCAGGCGCTGACCGTGTCGGAGCAACTGGATAACCATTGGAAGCAGAAGGGTTATGAGGTTACGGTGTCTAACTCCGCAGAAACAAAACGCCACAACCAGGTGACCGAAGACCTGCTCCGCAACAATCCGGGCGTCACCTATCAGACCGATGGAAACGGAAACATCGTCGCACTCCCGACAAAGGCTGCGCCGGGCGCGGTAGTTGTTGGAAAAAAAGTAACAGACGCGACAGGCGCGCCAATGCAGGGCGCAAAGGTAGTGCAGGACAGAACAGCGGCATACAAGGCCATTGATAAACTGGACTCGACGCTTGCGGCCTACAAGAAGGCACTGGAAGGCGCGGATCGCCTTGACCTTGCCAACCCGATGTCATCGAAAAACACCGCAATAGCGTCTCTGGCGACCCAACTGCAAATGGATTACAAGACAGCCGCAGAACTGGGCGCTATCGCCGGTCCTGACTGGGCGATTATCAACAAGATCATCCAGACCCCAACCTCTCTCGAGGGGATAGCAAAAGGCCCGACGGTGCTTCTTGGTCAGATTGATCAGGTGGCAAAAATGTCAGCGCGTGACCGAGCCTTGCTTAACAAGCGGTTTGGCGTAAACCAGCCGCAGACACCGCCGCCATTGCCACCAGCCAACGCACAGGGATGGATACTTCACACAGACAAGAACGGAAACCGCGCCTACGTCAGCCCTGACGGCAAGCAGTATCAGGAGGTGCAGTGATGGCTTTCGACCTGTCGTCCGCCAAGCCTGCCACCGGAGGGTTCGATCTGGGATCTGCCAAGCCGGTTGCATCGTCAGGCGGAAAGCCGAAAAACATCCAGCACGAATCGGGCGCATACTTGCCTTCACCGGTACAGGGCTTTGTTTCCGCCGCGCAAGGCCCGTTATTCGGCTATCTGGATGAATTGACCGGAGCAGTGCAGGCAGGAAAGGCGCTACTGACCGGCGAAGATCCGCGACAGGCGTACATCGAAAACCGTGATTTGATTCGCGGCATGGACGACCAGTACAAAAAAGACTATCCAGTCCTTTCCGTCGTCGGATCGGTGGCGGCATCCGCTCCGCAAATGGTCGCAATGACAGGGCCGAAAATGGCTAGTCTGGGGACAAAATGGGCCGGAAACGCTGCGCGGGCGGCAATTCCAGCTGCCATTTATGGCGGAGTTAACGCATCCGGCACATCAACATCAGACACGACTGGCGGTGTTTTGCGCGATACCGCAATCGGTTCAGCATCATCGGCGGCTGCTGGAGGTGCCGGGTCCATCGTAGCGAGCGGCATGGGTTCGGCAATCAATGTCGGCAGGTCAATGCTTGGTGGTCAAGGCGCAAAGGATTTTGCGGCAATGAAAGTCGCAGAGGCTGCGGCCCGCGATGTGCCGGAGGGATCTGTTTTTAACGGAACGCAGCAGATAACCACAGGCGGCGGCATCAATGCGGCAGGTAATCCTGTTCCCGGCACTACAACCGTCATCCCGTCAGCAAGCAATTGGATGGACCGCGCACGGGCAAGGCTTGCGAAGTTGGGGCCGTCCGCAATGATTGCCGACACCGGGGCGGCCAACACCCGCAACCTGTTGGACGTCGTTGTTGAGCAGCCAGGAACCACCATGCCACGGTTTGCGCGTGAGATGCGCCAACGCACGGCAGAGCGCGGCAACAGCATCATGGCCGCCGCTGACGAGGCGCTGGGGACAAAAAACGCCGACCTTATTCGTAGCCTTGAAGACTACAGCGCAAAACGCGCCGCAGACGCCGCACCACTGTATCAGCAACTGAAAGACGTTGACGTGCGGGTTGATGGGCCTTTGCAGCAGATACTTCGCCGGGCTTCGCCGTTTTTGTCTGACTCCGAGCGACTGGCAATCATCCAGGGCAAGACAGGAAACAAGCTGATTGATGCCGCCATCAGCAAGACAGGCATTGGGGCAAACGGTCTGCAAACAACCATCGGAAGCGTCCCGTTCAGCAAGCTGGACACGCTCAAGCAAACGCTTTACGACGCCGCCACCAGCCTCAAGAAATCCGGCGAAACCGGTAAGGCGCGGGCAATCGACGACCTGAGAAATGAGCTTACCGCCAAGTTAGACGAAGCATCGCCCAAGGACGTTCTTGGCCGGTCCATTTATCAGCAAGCCAGAAACGCATGGGCCGGACCTTCGCAGGCCATCGAGGCGGCAGACCTTGGCCGCAGGGCCTTAAGCGAGAAGTCGCTGGATTTGCGCGAGGCTGTTTCAGGGCTGACGCCATCAGAGGTTGGCGCATTCCGCATAGGCGCGCTTCAGGCGCTGCGCGAGAAGGCGGGTAAACAATCCGGACAGACTGAGTTGCTGGCCTTTTGGAAAAACCCGGCAACATCCGACCGCCTCAAGATGATATTCGGCGGCGACTATCGCAAGTTTGCCGCGTCACTGATGCGCGAAGATCAGCTAAAGTCTCTGCAATCCGTGGGAGGCGGGTCTGCGACATTCCGCAGGCTGGCGGCTGGCGATGATCTTGGGGCCGACGCTTTGCGTGATGCCGGGGCGATTGGTGAAGGCGTTGCTTCCGGGTCGTTGCTAAAGGCAATGGCTGCTGCAAAAAGCCTGTATCAGCGCGTCAGCACCCCGGAGCCTGTTCGCAACGAGATAGGGCGCATCCTGATGCTCAAGGGGCCGGAAGCCATGCAGGAGCTGGAAAAGTTGTCTCAGCGACTGACGCAGGTTCAGGCGGCGAGAGCAAGGCGGGCGGCGGGAATCGGAACAGCAGCCGCTGCCGGATCTAACCGGTTAATCCAATTGGGCGAACAATCAAGCGGGGCGGAGTAATGGCGTTTAACTGTATTTCGGCGCATCCGCAACCATCAATCCACATTGCCTCCGGAGGCGTGTAAATGTCTGTCGCCCTGATTTCACCATTATTTCACTTCTGGCAGCCTGACGGCAGTCCGGCTGTCGGCTGGAAGGTTTACACTTACCTGAACGGCACCACGACCGACGCGCCGACATATACCGACGTCGCTGGAACAACGCCAAACACCAACCCGATTGTGCTCGATTCTCGCGGCGAGGCAACCATTTTCCTGACGCCCGCGTCTACCTACACGTTTTATATCACCGACGCAGCAGGCGGAAATCCGATCACAATAGACAACATCGCCGGGCCTTTGTCTTCGCTGGCATTGGCCGATTACGCGCCTCTTGCCAGCCCGAACCTTACCGGCAATCCGACTGTGCCGACGCAAGCAGTAGGCAACAACTCAACGCGGGCGGCCAGTACAGCCTTCGTGGCGACCGCTGTCACCGATGGCATCAACGGCACCAACAAGGCCGCGACTGACTGCCAACTGACGATCAGCGGCGCGAGCCTGCTGCTGTCTCGCTGCAATGGCAAGTATCTGACGATTGACGGCGAATTGCGCGACCTGACGTCATCCGGGCCGACGCTGGCTATTGGTGCGGCGTCAACTAACACGACCTACTACATATACGCCGCATGGTCCGGAACGGCTGTCACGCTGTCGTTTAGCGCCACGGCCTTTGTCGTCGACTCGACAACCGGCCTTGCCGTCATGAACGGCGACGCGACGAAAACCTTTGTCGGCCTTGCGCGCACAAACGCCAGTCCGGCATGGTCACAGGTCCGTAGCTACTACAACGACCCCGGCCTTGTCGTCAAAGGCACCTACAGCACCGACCGCAGCACAGCAAGCGCCACGTTTGCCGAGCTTAATTCCGAGATCCGCTGTTCGTTTCTCGCGTTTGCTGATGACATCGTCAGCGTCCAGGCGACAGGCGGCGCGGTGCTGGACGTCGGACCCGGCGACGGATATGCATTCATTGCGGCAGCCTTTGACGGCACGACGCAAGAGGACGGCGGGGCGGTTGTCGGCGCATCTGCGACGGGCGGATATGCGGCAAAAGACTGGTCGCCGATTAATATTGCCGTCCGTAAAACCGGCCTTTCCGCAGGCTATCACTACGCCACCATCGTCGGGCGCACTGTCGCCACGTCAGGCGGCCCATTCAGCGTTTACGCCGTCGGCTCCGGCACGGCAGGCGAACGCACAACCCTAATAGTCACCGTCAAGAGGTAGGCCATGAGCACTTTCGACAGCACCAACACAGGCATCCGTCTTTACGATACGACCGGATCGTGGCAGTTCAATCCAGACTGCTGCTCCATGGTTGCAACGTATAACGGCGACAACACCGTGGCCACTGTCACGCTGTCCGACCCGGTGTCCGGCAAATCGTTTCTGCAGACGTACACCTATACAAGCGGAAATCTGACCTCTGCAACCGGATGGGTGAAGCAATGATTACGATCCCGTATGTCCCCTATATTTTGCGGTTTTTCGGGTCGGCTACGGCTGCTCCGGTTGCCGTCTATTCGACGATTGCGCTCGGGCTTGCTGGTACTACGTCCGGGCAGTGGTTTGCAGTTATACAGTCAACCGGTGATGGATTGGATTACTACACCAATACGTCAGGTGTCGCGACATTCAGGTTTAGCCGCCCGTTTGGCATCGGAGAACAGGCAGCGGCAATACAGTTGCTTGAGCGGTCACCGGTTGTTACTGTTTTCCCGGTTACTCCGTATTCGCTTGTTGAGTCAGTTAATGGGTTTTTTACGAATGGCCGTGAAACTCCGGATGCCATAAATCCTGGAGCCAGCAAAAATATTTACTGCTTTTCCAGTGGTGATATTCGATTTACATCAAACTCCGGGGTAACTGTTACCCGGTTTTATGCAGATGGCCCTACAAGCACAGGAACAGCTGCACGCTGTCAATTTACAACGACCGCAGCTCAGGCAAAATTCCACGAAACCACAGTCAGACCTCCTGCGGGCACCTATACACTGAAGTTCAAGTTGAGAAGCACCGCCGGAGCAGGCAGCCAGGCATTGCGGTACGGATCGTCTGGAGTTCCGACATCATTGACTGCTGTCACCGTTGATGAGTCAGGATGGACGGCTGCATCCTATCAGTTTACGACAACTGGCAGCGATTATGCGTCGGTGATTCTGACTGGTAATGGATCGAATACCCCAGACGTAATGATTGATGAAATCCAATACTACGAAGGGGTTGCCGCCGATGTTCCTCTTTGGTCAACCGAGGTATTGACGGGGAATTTTCGCAGATCATTGGCATGGCCAGGCAGCCAGGTTAAATCTGGCTTTGTTTACAACAATGCGTCATCTGGTGGCTCTGGCGTTCTCAGACTTCCTGGATTCCCGGCAACACCGAAGGTATTTACTGAAATAACGGTAATTGTTGCTTTCAAATATGATACTGCCAGCAACAACGGCCCTTTAATCACGGCTGATTATGACCCTTTGCTGAGTTCAACAATCAGTACGTTTTCAATTTTGACAGCGACGGCTGGCGGGCTTGTTTTCAATCCTAGTCCGACAAATTTCAGCAAGGTAAACTTGCTGGGCGAGGGCTGGCAAATAGCCGTAATCCGTCTCAAGGCTAATGCCCGTAGCATCCATAGCCATGAAATTGAACTGGCTTCAGATACGACGGCATTTGCTGGATTTTCAGCGCGACTTTTCCGTCTTGGAAGTTATACGGCCAGCGTGGTGTCATCGGCATCAACATATGCGATGCAGGGCAAACATGCTGTTACCGCTATTTTCGATAAATATCTGACAGATGACCAATTGCTATTATCCGTTCAATCTGTTCGTGAACGGGTTTCATTGATGGGTGAAACGATTGCACCGATGCCGGCATTCTTGATTTCAATGGGAGATAGCCAGACAGCCAGCTTTGCCGGTGCGAGGGGTCCGTCATGGGCTGTTTTGCAGTCGGATGTGGGAAGATTTTCTCCGACCTTGCAGATGCGTAATTTGGCTGTTGGTGGATATACGCTGGCAAATATTGTTGCGCAATTGCCGACATTAACGCGAATTATCACCCAGGTTAAAAACATGACTGGTCGCAAGGCTGTTGTTGCAATTTATACCGGCACCAACGATCAGGCAACGCTGACTGCAAATCCGGCATCGTTCTGGGCAACCGTGAAAAGTACGCTGCTAGATCCCATCATCGCAGCCGGCGGGATTCCCGTTGTTGGTACGTTGTGCCCCGACGGAGGAACGCCGCCCACTGGCTTTGAGGCTGCCAGACTGACCTACAATAATCTGATCAGGGCAGATACCTATCGCGTGATGGATTTCGGCGGAGATGTTGTCATGGGAGATGTCGCTACCTGTGCTGGCGCAAACTACGACACTGATCATCGGCACTTTTCAACTGCGGGTCATTTGTTGTTGGCGCCGATAGCACAGGCGGCTATTGCTGCTGCAATTTCCTGATAGTCGGTGTGACCGGAATGCTGACGATGCTTGCCGTCTTTGACGCCGCCGGTGTGCAGGTGATTGCAGGGGCGGCAGTAATCGGGGGTCTTGTGCTTCATGTCTTTGCTCTCCCAATCTCCGCAGCAACCCGAGTGCAGGCATAGCGCCATGCCGCGAGGCGGTCGTTGTTGTGGTCCTCGCAAAACGCCAGGCAATGGGCGGTCTGATCAAAATGCGCAATCACGGATTCGCTTTGCGGATTGATGGCGATCATCAGATTGATGCATATCCTCGCACAATCCCCATCATCCTCCAGCGGATTCCAATACCCGCAATTCGGAAATGCAATTCCGCATGTCAATCCGTAGCGGGTTTCCAGCCATTCGCCCTCCGAAATCCTCGGGTCAGGATGGCCAATTGCTCGGGCGGCATCGAGTAGAAGCTGTTTGTCTTCGGGGGTCATTTTGGCGGCTCCGGTAGTGGCATCCAGTGGGTTGGCGCGTAAATTGGGGACCATTCAGAAATTGTTTCAGTGACCCATCCTTCGCGGCTATCGTGCATTGCAACACATATTCCCATGCGCTTAGTCGGGCCTACCAAGATCAATTCATCCCAAGGCGCTGTATCAATCGGTTGCCATTCGCTCATCTCTGCAAATCCTCACTATTCGCCTGATTTAGTGCAGGTGTGGTTGTATTAATGCCGATGTCGATGCCAAGTAATTCAGCAGCCTTGGCAAGTTTCGGCAGCGTCATGCCTTCTGGAAGGCTATAAGAAACTCCTTTTGAAAACCGTTGCCATGCGTCGGCTAATGCCATTTCGTTGTCGTGTTCTTCTTTTGACAAATAGGCATGACCTGACGTTCCATAACTAGGCCCTCCGTCAATAATCATCGAATCAAGACAAACGCGGTCATTGCCAATTTCTGCCCATTTCCGGCCAATTTTCGTGATAGCCACCATCATGCAGACTTTTCGGTAGCGCCAGACGCAATACAATTCCTGGCCGACTTTCAGATTGTGCGGATTGCTCATGACCTCGGCTCCTGGGCGGATTGCATCGCCTGAATATCCTGAATCGCCCCACCAATAGCGGCCATCAGATTGCAGCACGGCAGCATTTCCCATGCTTGGTACAGGGCCTTCAGTGTGTCCTTGTCGTACTGATGGTTTGCCGCTTTTTGCAGTTGTGATTCATCCGGTGCCGTCGCCGGAGTTGGGACGGGGGCGGCGTAGAGTGGATGAACAATCGCGCCCGGTACTCCAAGCGCAAACTGAATGGCCGATTCTTCCGACATGAAATATTCACCGCACACCAACCACCGTACTGGCTTTTTCGTCAACGCCGTCGCCTTCTCTGCCCGGAGTTGGGCGAGTTCCGCCACAATCTCAGCCTGCCGCGCATTCGCTGCTGCCAGTTGCGCTTGCAACTCGGCATTAAGCGCATTAGCCAACTCCAATTGATCCTCTATTGCGCCCAGACTTTTCAGTTTTCGCAGCACAAATTCTTGTACATTATTACCAAACTTGCACTCAGCTTGCAGCAAGCCCCATTGAAATATTGGCCCCCAAAGCGCATACATTTCCTTGATGGCCTTGTTCCTGAATGCAACCTGCGTTTGCAGGTCGGCGGCGTTTTGCATCAGGATGGTTTCATTATTGCTGAGCATGGTTAATCTCCACGCCTGCCATCGTCGCAGCGCAGCGGATCAGGTTGTCGGGGCCGATTTGCGCGATGGCGTGTTTAGCATCGGCTTTGGTGGCAAAAGCGGGGAACATGTAGCAGCTTTCGTAATCCCGTCCAGCTCGCACTTTTTCGAGAGTCACTTCACTTTTGACGACATTAACGTTGATACATTCATGCTCTACCACCGACGGATCAACCTGCCCCGGCATCTGGCGAATCCGGCCAAGCACTGACCGGACGTGCGCCCACGCCTCGGCCTGCTCGCAGGTGCGGTAGGCGTTGCCGCAGGCGATGACATATTGCTTGTCGTCGTCTTCGGTTAATCCGATAAAAATACCCCTCCAGCCGATTGAAAAAATCGCATCCTCCACCCGGCTCGGCAGCGACTTGCCGTCACTGGGTTTCGCAGCCATGGCTTCCTTGATTTCGGCCAGCAGTTTTTCGGCTTGCGCCAGGCGCTGATTTAGGTCGTTGCTCA